CTTAACATCTAGTGAAAATACCTTAAACAGTTATTTTAGAATACTATCGTTCCAAGGTTTCCCAGGACCTGGCGGTTCTGTAGATCCTGTACTAAGTCAAAAATATGTAATACGTGCTCCTAAAGTTTTAACAGATACTTTATCGCCTGGATCAACATTTGATTTTTATATGCCACAGCTTACTAGATTTAGTGACGGGTCTAAAAACGATCCAACACTTGTAAATCTTTCTTATGAAGTAATAAACAAAACACTTACTGTTGATGAACTATGGGACGGCTACATATTCTTCGAATTTACAAAATTCGATACAGACGGAGATCCATTCGAACCAAGAGTAGGACAAACAGTACGAGATGTAACTACTGGCGCAGAAGCAGTAGTAGAATATTATCAAAGAGACGGCCTAAATGTAACACTATTTGTTTCAGGTGTAACCGGCAACTGGTCACAAGGTGATGATTATGGTGATAATGCTGAGATTGAATTCCTAGGAGATGCAACAGATCCAGATCCAATTTATCAAGTTAATCGTGTTATGGGTCAAACACAATACAGATCCTTAGGATTAGATGCAGCAGGAATTGGAAAACTTATAGTTGTTGATGCTGGCGTTGCAATTACAAACCCAGATTTTGATGCAGGTGAAACAGACAGACTAGTAGATGTAGAATATTGGTTCTTCAACGAAAACACTGTTGCTGGTATTGCTAGAGAAGCAAATATTCCTTCAGTTGATAACAACGATTGGGAAGAAATATTTTCTTTAATTACAAGCTCAACAGGCGAGCCCAGTGGAAAAACAAAGGAGGGTATGTACTCTGTTTATGCAACAGGTAAATCAACAACATTTAGTAAAGTAAATTCATATACTATTCCAGAACGTGATGATAATCTAAGATTAGGGTATGAAGTACAAGCAACCAAATATAATGATTTATACAGGGGATTTATATCCGCAGGAGGATCCGAACGAGATACTAGCGAAGTATTCCCAGGAAGAATTTATTTTATTAAATCTGGTACAGATACAGACGGCACAGTTTGGAATTGGGATTATGCTAAAGACAAAAAATTTAAAGGAGAATTTAGTACTTTAGTTAATTACTACCTAGATGATATAGTTTATAATGATGGTTTAGTTTATCAAGCTGATACTAATATAGCAGCAGGTACCGGATTTGTTTTATCTGATTGGAATTTAATAGAAGATCCGTTAGATTACTTAGGATATGTTCCTAACGACACATCATTAATTCCTAGTTTTGGCGAAGTTGATATTAGTTCTATTTTAGATCAAGGCAGCTTATATCATATAGGATCTATTTTTGACACATCGGACAACGGTGAAGTTTTAATTACATCAGCACTTTATGAAAATGACAAACCAAATCTAGTAGTTGTTTATAGATCATATAATGGCAACTATCAACGTAGCCAGCAAATTGCAGCACCTAGTAATACAATCGGATTTGGTAAAGATATTGCAATCAGTAATGATGGCATGCTAATTGCTATTTCAGCACCATACGATGATGATGTAAGAAACGACCAAGGTAAAGTTTTTATCTATAAGCAAGTTAATGGAATATTTGAATTAACACAAACTCTTAATTCTAGACAGAACGAAAAACAAGAGTTTTTTGGACACCAGGTACAATTTGACGGAACTACTCTAGTTGTATCTGCAAGAAGTGCAGATGGAGAATTAAGTACTACATTTGACGGAAATGAAACTGTACTAGATGCAGGCTTTACACAATTTAAGAAAGTTTTTGTAGATAGTGGCGTTGTTTATCTTTATGAAAGGATAAATGACACATTGGTTTATGGACAAACACTAGATTTTGATGATTCATCAACTAAAAACTTTGGCGATTATATCTTAGCAAAAGATAACCACATATATGTAGGCATGCCAGGTTTATACACAACAGAATCTAATCAAGGCACTTTAATAGATTATAGAAAAGTACAAGGTACAAATATTTACAACGAATTAAGAGTACCAAAAGATACTGTAGATGTTTCTAAAATTAAAAGAATGTTCTTGTACGATACTAAGAAACAAGAGCTTTTAACTTACCTTGATTATATTGATCCTATACAAGGAAAAATTGCAGGACCAGCAGAACAAGAACTTAGATATAAGACATACTATGATCCAGCAGTTTTTAGTACTGGCCCTGAAAACTTAAAAGTAGATACATACCGAAACTGGGGCGAGGAACAAATAGGTCAGTTATGGTGGGATTTAACAAATGCAAAATTCTTAAATCCTTATCAAGGAAATATTATTTTTAGCACAAATAATTGGAATAAATTATTTGTAGGAAATAGTATAGACGTTTATGAATGGGTAGAAAGCGATGTGCTACCTAGTGAATGGGACGAAATAGCTGATACCGAAGAAGGAATAGCAGAAGGAATAAGCGGACAATCAAGATATGGCGACAGCGCATATGTTGAAAAAAGACGTTATGATAGTATTTCACAATCCTTTACTAACAAATATTATTTCTGGGTCAAAGGAAAAGTAACTGTTCCTGACATAGAATCTAGATCTATGAGTTCTGCATTGGTTGCAAAATTAATAGAAGATCCTGCTAGCCAGGGATATAAGTTTGTTAATTTAATAAGTGAAAACAGCTTCGTAATTTATAACTGTGATAATCTTATTAAAGGTGACGATGTTGCACTAAGCATACAGTATTGGACAATAGATGATCAGAATATTAATATTCACAATCAATATCAAATTTTAACAGAAGGATTAGAGTCTAGTGTTCCAAGCAGAGACATCGAGCGTAAATGGTTTGACAGTCTTATAGGTAAAGATGACGCCGGACGTCCAGTTCCAGCCGAAGACTTATCACCTAAAGAAAAATATGGTATTCTAAATAAACCAAGACAGGGTTGGTTTGTTAATAATGCCGAGGCTCTAAAACAGGTTATAACAAGAGTTAATAGAGTTTTAAAAGAAAACTTAATTATAGATGATAAAGATATAACAGCCTTGCAAAAAGCAGCCCCTGCTCCAGTAGCATCAACTAGAATATATGACACTGCTGTAGATAGTTTAGCTGATTTAGAATTTGTAGGTGTTGCTAAAGCTGAACAAGCAGTAATTACACCTGTAATAACAGACGGTAAAATTACTAGGGTCACTATAGATAGTCCGGGACGCGGCTATCTAGTTGTTCCTACAATTACTATTGAAGGCCAAGGAAGTGGTGCAGAAATAGAATTAGAAATTAATTCAGTTGGAGCTGTAGTTAATGCAACAGTAGTTAATCAAGGTAACAACTATACAAGTAATACTAGGATTACAATTCGAAGATTTGCTGTCTTAGTTAATAGTGATGAAACAATACAAGGCAAATGGGCGTTGTATGAAAGAATTTCTGAAACTAGACAATGGAGTAGGATTGAGAGCCAGGCATATGATGTATCTCTATACTGGGATTATATAGATTGGTACGATACTGGATACAGTGAATTTACAGAAGTAAATTATTTGATTGACAATAGTTATGAGTTGCTTTCTCTAGATGATACAACTGGTGATATTGTTAAAATTAAAACGATTGGAACCGGTGGATGGCTATTATTAGAAAAAATAGACGATGCTGATAATATTGACTATACTGTAAATTATAAAACTATTGGTAGAGAAAACGGAACTATACAGTTTAAAAACACATTGTATGATACTACTGCAAATGCTGTGGGCTTTGATACTGTAAGTTATGATATTAAATTCTTTGATAGCCAGCCTACTACAGAAATGCGTATAATTTTAGAAGCAATTAGAGATGATTTACTTGTAGATGAATTGGCAATCGAATATAATGCATTGTTCTTTAGCAGTTTAAGATATGTACTTTCAGAACAAAACTATGTTGATTGGGCATTTAAGACAAGTTTTGTTAAAGCAAAACACAACGTGGGTACGCTACGTGAAGATATTACATTTAATAATGATAACCTACCAAGTTATGAAGAATATCTAAATGAAGTAAAACCATACAAAACAAAACTTAGAGAGTATCTAAGTAGCTACGAAGGACTAGACAATAGTTCTAGTGTAATAACTGATTTTGATTTGCCACCTGCTTATAGTAACAGATACGGAAAAATTATTCCTCAATCTGTAAAAGTTGTCGATGGTACGTTGATAGGCGAAAATACAGATCTCCAAACTTATCCTAATAAAAATTGGTTAGATAACTTTGGTTATGGAATTGCATCAATTGATGTTGCCGACGGAGGAAAAGGATATACATTCCCTCCTGTTATTGAAATCACAGGCGGCGGCGGCTCTGGTGCTGAAGCAATAGCATTTTTAGGAAATGAAGGAAAAATTTCTTATGTAAAAATAGTTAAACCAGGTAGCGGATATTTAAGCCAGCCAACAGTTACTATAAACGGGTCATTAGCTGAAGACGGCGAGCCTGCTACATTAAGTGCAAAACTTGGTGATGGTCTTGTAAGAAGCATGAATACTTCTATTAAGTTTGATAGAATAACAGGTGTCTTTGAGATTACAAAACTATTAGAAACAGAATCTTTTGCTGGAACAGGAAACAAATACGTTTATAACTTAAGATATCCTATGGAACTTAATATCTCTAATATAGAAGTATTTGTAAATAATAACCTAGCACTGCGTAGTGAATTTACATATTCTAACCAAAAAGATACAAGCAAAGGATATGATAGATATTACGGTCAAATAGTATTTACTACACCTCCTATTGATGGAGCAAGTATAGTAATCAACTATAGAAAGCCTGTCGAATTATTACATGCAGCAGACAGAGTAAATTTATTCTATAACCCAACTACCGGTCAGTTTGGTAACGACCTTGGTCAAGTAATGGACGGAATAGATTACGGTGGTGTTGAAGTAAAAAGTTTTGAATTTGGAGGACCAGCTGGTTGGGATAGCCAAGATTGGTATTCAGATTCTTGGGATACATACGATGTAAGTTATGAAGATTTATTATTCCAAACAAAGCGTGTAGATATTACATTACCTTCAAACGTTATAGTATCTGAGAACACAACTGTTGTGCAAGAAAATACTACAGCGTCCGGCCGTGTAGTTGCAGATAGTTCAGGTAATGTTGTTACAGTTGAATCTCCGTTTAACCAAGAGTTTGATACTGTAAATAATTTAAGAAAATATGTTACATTAAAAGTTCCTCCTACTGATCTTCCAATATCAACAGGAACTGTTCTAGTACAAGAAGGAACAAATGCACAAGGCCGTGCAATACAAAACAATCTAGGAACACAAGTAATAGTAGAAACTGATATTACTTCTCAGTTCTCTGCTTCAGAAGATTTTACATATTATTCAGATAGTACAGATATAGGAGGTAGTAACCCTATTATTCCTACAGATATAACTGACTATCTAAAATTGGATGAAGCATTAGAAACTGGATTACAGTATAATGTATATAAAGTTGCATATGATATTGACGGTAAAGAACTAAAAAATGTAAGAATTGATGATCCAAACTACGGAACAGGAGATCCTGTTACTAATGCAAATGCAGTTATGCAAAGTATTACTGGGGATGGCACGAGTCTAATTCTACCGTTTGATTCTTGGGGAGTATCTACTTCAGCAAATGATGAAATTATTATAAGAAAATCTACTAGCGACGGGTCATTTATTGCAGATCCAGAGAGCTACGATACCCAATACCAAGGTGGTAATTTAGCATATACAAGTGCAACTGGTTTAAATGCAGAAGATATAAATGTTGATGGTGACGGATTTGTAACACCGACAACATCTAAAGGTCCAGAAGAAGTTATACCAGGGCAACTTTTAGATACTGTTGATATAACAGTGTATGAACGCCCAGTTACAGGTGGCTCGAAAATTTATTCAAGAAATTATGTAGGTGACGGAGTTACAACAACGTTTAAGATTGATCAAAGACCTCAAACACAAAGTCAAATAATTGTTAAACTTGACACAAGTATTAAAAACGTAGATGAAGATTTTACTGTAGATTACGATAACGAAACTGTGGTTTTTGATACAGCACCTACAGCAGGACAGCGTGTAAGTATTATTAATATTGAAATTGGTGGTAGTGATATACTAGATGTTCAATCTTTTGAAAGTGACGGTAGTACAAACACTATTGTAACTGATGTCCGTTATAGCGAAAACGTCAATTTTATTGTTTCGTCAAACGGTATAGAAATACCCAGTGTTATTAGAGAATCTACAGAAGAAGATGGCATTGCAGGAAACATACTGCTAGATATGTCAGAGCCTGTGAAGGTAGGAGACTTTGTAAGCTATGCCCTTTACAAAGGACAATCAATTACTGATCAAAACTTTAGTCAAGTTACTATAGATACGTTTGACGGCGACGGCAGTACTGTAGCATTTGAACTAAGTAAAGCTCCTTTCTCTCAAGAACCTAGTGCATATTATACTATAGTTAGGATAAATGATTATATATTAAATGCAGGATATACTAAGCGTTTTACTGTAACAAGTAATAATCAGTATATCTTAGATATATGGCAAACTCCTGTAGGTACATTAAACAATCAAGATGTAGAAGTTTATCTAAACGGACGCAAATTAACATTTAACGATGAATGGACATTTATAGGTGGTGCAGCGTTTGAGCCTGATTTACCACCAGATGAGCAAAAAGGTAGCATCATTCAAATATCACCAGGTGTATCAACAGCAGGAGATGATTTGCGTATATATGTTATCTCTGACGGTGAGTACAGATTTGGATATTATGAAACAGCTGACGATTCGTCTAACTCTTTTGTATCTACACCTGGCACAGTTTATTTAGATCAGGTAGCTGAAGAAGGAGATGTTATCACAGTTTATCAATTTAGTAATAATGCTCCTTTAGAGATGGAAAGATTAAGTTATGATATTGTTGAAAGAACAAAACTAACTCAAAGTACTGAAGCATGGTATAAACTAAGACAACTTAGAAACGGTTTAATTGGTTTAGCGTCACCTGCTACTGACTCTAAATATGTTTGGGTAATAAAAAACAATGCATTACTAACACCTGATTCTGATTATACAGTTTTAGACAATAAGCGTTACATACGATTAGTTGAAACACTAGAAGAAGATGATACAATAGAAGTCATACACTTTGCAGCAGCGCCATACCAGAACAAGTTTGGCTGGAGGCAATTTAAAGATATGATTAATAGAACTCATTATAAGCGCCTAGACGGTGAGAAAAATTATGTTCTTAAAGAAGACCTAAATTGGTATGACAGAACTATAGTACTAAATGATGCTGCTGTTGATCTGCCAGCACCGCCTCCAGGAACACGAACTCCTGGAATTATCTGGATAAATGGAGAACGTATTGAATACTACATTAAGTCAGGTAATGAACTAAAGCAATTAAGAAGAGGCACGCTAGGAACAGGTGTTTCATCGATACATGTTGCTGGAACAGAAATATACGATCAAAGCAGTGATAGTAATTTGCCATACAAAGACGAAACACTTACAACAATATTTACAGCAGACGGTACAACTAGTGTATATGAACTAGATTTCAATGTAGATGATTTTACACTTATTAAAAATTCTAGACCGCAAGACTTGTTTGAAGTGTTTGTTGCTGGTAAAAGACTAAGAAAAGACCCTGTACAATCTTATAGATTTGAATATACAGATACAAACGGTGATATAATATCTCCAATTGCACAGGACAGCCCAGAAGGAGATATTACATTACCAGCAGAATTTACAGTAGAAGGCAATATACTGACACTGGTAGATACTCCTATTGAAAATTCTAAAGTAATTATTATTAGAAAACAAGGAAAACGTTGGACAGACCCAGGAACACCACTAAGTAATGCTGATACAGACATTGGCAGATTCTTACGTGCCAAGCAAGTGGACTTACCGCGATAAATACATTGACAGGATAAACAAAAATGGCAGATAATTTTAACGAAATGAACGGTGTGTTGCTACAAGGTCATATTAAGATACATGATCCAGCCTCTGGTGAAGTACTTATTGACAAAAGAAACGCTATTCATTATGAAAATATGAGTATAAGTTTAGCTGAAAGTTTAGCAAACGCTGGACAAGGTTGGATTTACGAAATGAGTTTTGGAAATGGTGGAACTTCAGTAGATCCTACAGGTATTATTACATACTTAACACCAAACAGCACTGGTACAAACGCCAGTTTATACAACCAAACATTTACAAAAGTTGTTGATGACAGAAGTGTTAATAACTTAGATCCTGTAAGAAACAAAATAGAAACACGCCATGTTAGTGGAACAAATTATACAGATATACTTGTAACATGTTTGCTAGACTACGGTGAGCCAAGCGGGCAAGATGCGTTTGATACTGCCACAGATTCAGATAGCCTTTATGTTTTTGACGAGCTTGGACTTAAAGCATATAGTCCTTCCGGAGATGGTAGATTGCTAACACACGTAATTTTCCACCCTGTACAGAAATCGTTAAACAGATTAATCCAAATTGATTACACTGTTAGGGTACAGAGTTTAACAGGTTTCAATGAGGGGTAATTAGATGGCATACACGATTGCATACACAGACGAAGCCAACAAAGGTACTATTAGAATAGAAGACGGTGTTATTAATACCGAAACAAGTCTTAAAATTCCAGGTAGAAATACGACTGCTTATGGTAGTGCTATCGCTGAAAATTTTTTACATCTATTAGAAAGTTTTGCAAATAATATTGAACCAGAAAGACCTGTAGAAGGACAACTATGGTATGATACTTCTTTAGGTAACGAACAACTTAAAGTTTATGACGGAACAAATTGGGTAGCAGCAAGTGGTGTTAAACGTGCTGCATCGTCTCCAGAAGCTGCAGAAAGCCAAATTGGCGAACTTTGGGTTGATACAGATAACCAGCAATTATATTTGTTTTCGGGTTCAGGTTGGGTACTAGTAGGACCTACATTTAGTGATGGTTTATCTACAGGTGCTCTACCACAACAAGTAACAGGTATTGACAATAATACATATACTATTATACTTGTAGAAGTAGCAGCACAGCCTGTAGCAATAATTTCCTCAGATGCATTTACCCCTAAAACAGTTATTCCTGGATTTACAACAATTAGTCCTGGTGTAAATCTAAGTAATAGAAATATTACTGGTGCCGGCGTTCCTAAATATTATGGTACTTCTGAAAAAGCGGAAAGTCTTATTGTTGCCGGCCAAAATGTAGCAGCCGGAAACTTCTTAAGAGGTGATGTTACAAGTACAACAACCTTTCCGTTAAACGTACAAAACAACCAAGGTATTAACTATGGAGTTAATGCAGAATTAAACGTAGGTGTTGAAGGCAGCGCAGGTATCATACAACACCAAATTGAAGGTTCTAATATAGACATACGTGTTAGAAATAATGGTATTACTGAAACTGTATTGCGTGTTGATTCTAATCTAAGATTAGGTATTAACAATGTTGCTCCTGACGAAGCACTTGATGTTACAGGAAACATTAAAACTAGCGGTGCTGCTTATATCAACGCAACTACACAATCTGACACAATAGGTACAGGTGCTCTTGTAGTAAAAGGCGGTGTCGGTATTGCAAAAAATCTTAATGTTGCAGGCGATGTAGATTTTGACGGTTTAGTAACAACACAAAATCTTGTACCAGATTCAAGTAACACTCGTAACTTAGGCAATATTAGTTTAAAATGGAAAAATGTTTATGCCACTACATTTACAGGAAATTTAGTTGGTAATGTTAGCGGTACAGTATCTGGACGTTCTGGATCAGCTGATAAATTAACATCAGCAACAACATTTAGAATTAGTGGTGACATTACAGCACCAGACTTTGTATTTGACGGACAAACAGGTGGAAGTACAAAGATTTTTGATACAACTATATCTAATGAACTTATTGCTGGCAAAACTCCTGTGACTAACTCATTAGTTGATGACGAAATTATAATAAACAGAGTTACAGGTGCAACAGGACTTTACAAAATTTCAAGAGGTAATTTGCTAGGTGCAGTTCCAACTAACCCGCCAGGAGTTATTTTAGCATTTGGTGGAACTAGTGCGCCAAATGGTTGGCTTTTATGTGATGGTAAAGAATATAGAATTGCAGATTACCCACAACTATTTGAAGCTATAGAATACAACTTTAAAGCACGTTCAGAAATATCTACTGTAGGATATTTTGCTGTTCCTGATTTGCGTGGTAGGGTAACTATGGGCCTTGACAACATGGGCGGCGATAGTGCAAACGTTGTAACAGCATCTTCAGCAGATCAGCTAGGAACATCAGATGGTGCTGAAACAGTTACAATTCTTACAGAGAACTTACCGGAACACAAACATAACTTGCGCGGTGACCCAAGTTTAGACCAATTTTATGCTATTAGAGATGTTACAGGAACACCAACAGACGACGGTGTATTTACTTTTGATGCACCAACAGCAACGTCAGCAGGACAAGGTTTAACAAACAGTGGTGGCGTCTTATTATCAGACGGCCAAACATTAGGCAATGCACTTAATATTATGTCACCGCACTTGGCCATAAACTATATCATCTACACAGGTAGGACAGTATAATGAGTTATAGATTAAACAAAACTAATGGAGATTTACTTGTAGATCTAGTTGATGGTCAAATAGATGTAACATCAACCGACCTAACACTTGTAGGTAGAAACTATAAAGGGTTTGGCGAATATATAAATGAAAACTTTATTGGACTTTTAGAAAACTTTGCAAGTACATCTGCACCAGGTAATCCTATTACTGGACAGTTATGGTTTGATACATCAGAACTAAGACTAAAACTTTACGATGGTACTACATTTAAGGCTGCTGGAGGTCCGATTGTTTCTGCACAACAACCTAATATGGTAGCAGGCGATTTGTGGATTGACAATGAAAACAACCAGCTTTGGATGTTTGATGGAACGGATTTAGTTTTAGTTGGTCCTGAATATACAGCAGGACAACGCAAAACAGGTTTTGAAACACAGACAGTTATTGACACTGTAAGTGCAGAAAAAAATCTTCTAAAGGTTTATATTTCAGGAGTGTTAGTTGGTGTATTTGCAGATAGCACATTTAGGGTAGATGCTAATAGAGCTATTCCGGGTTATCCTGCAGATCCAAATGACACAGCAAGTCCAAAACGTCAGCTTTTTGAAAAAGGATTTAATCCTGTAAGTGCAGACTTTTGGTATAGAGGCACATCAGACGCAACTAAAGCTCTTGTAAATGATGCAGGAGAGTCATTTACAGAAGCAGACTTTATGCGTACAACAGGCGCATTAACAGAAACTACAGCAGCAATTAAGATTAAAAATAATGCAGGACTATCAGTTGGCGTCGGCGACACAGAATATGCAATTTTAAAAGTTGATGGAGTAACATTTCAAACTATTTTAGAAACACAAAAAGATGATGCAGACTTAAATTTTAAAGTTAAAGTTGGTAACGTTTCTGTTTCTAGTATCTATATTGATAGTACAGATGCTCGTGTTGGTATTTGGAATAGTTCTCCTAGTGTAGAACTTGATGTAACTGGAAGCGGTAAATTTAGTGGCAACTTAGAAGTTGATGGAAACTTACTTGTATCAGGAGATACAACCTATCTAAATGTTGCTACTTTAAGAGTAGAAGATAAAAATATACAACTAGGAACAGATGAAAATGGAGATCCTGCAGGCAATGATGCAGTAGCAGATTCAGGCGGCATTACATTAAGATCAACTGACGGCGACAAAACGTTTGAATGGATAGATGCTACTCAAAGCTGGACATCTAATCAAGATATAGATCTTATAACAACACCTGAAAATGCCACACCGGCATTAAAGATTGATGGTGCAGAAATATTAACAGAAACAACATTATCTAGTTCTGTCGATAATGCATTAGGATTAGCTAGAATAGGCACATTACAATATTTAGATGTAGATAATACCAATATCAACGGCACAACTATTACTACTACTTCTACAGGATTAAACATTGTCAGTGCTAGTGATATTGCAGTTAATAGTCAAAAAATTACTGGAGTTGCAGATCCTACTGATGCACAAGACGTTGCAACAAAAACTTATGTAGATACAGCAATAGTTGATGAGAATATTGGTTTTGGATTAGATATTACAGGCCTTACAACACCTTTTGCTGTAGGAGTTAATGACGGTCCTTACACTGATGTTGCAGCAATTTTAAACAGTATGTATCCTGCAAATACTAAAGTAGGCGCAAGAGCAATTATACACTGTACTTCATATACAGGTATTACAGTTAATATTAGCCAAGCAGACTTACAGACAGCAATTACTGATAACAACACATATATTGCTGTTGATAAAGACGGTGTGTTTAGTACTGAGTCAGTAGTACAAGACGTAGCAATTAGTGCAGCAGGTGTATCTGGTGCAGCGTCTCTTTCACCAGATAGATACACAATGATTTTTGATTCAGATGGTATTAGTTGGAATCATGTCAGCACAAGCAATTATCCGTAAAGCTGATAAATACTACTAGTACGTTAGGGGTTACTTAAATGGCATATACAATTGATAGATATAACAACACACAATTAACTGTTGTAGAAGATGGTACTATAGATCAGACCACAGACCTAAAACTAGTAGGTAAAAACTACGCCGGTTATGGTGAAATACAAAACGAAAATTTCGTTTTCTTATTAGAAAATTTTAGCGGAGCAAATCCTCCACCCAAAGCAATAAGCGGTCAGGTATGGTTTGATAGTTCTACTAGAAAGTTAAAATTTTATGACGGTTCTAAATTTAGAACAACAGGAGGCGCCGAAGTTAGTGCTACAGTGCCAGCAGGACTAACAGAAGGTGACTTTTGGTGGGATACCGGTAACGAACAGTTATATGCCTACAACGGAACAGATTTCATCTTAGTTGGACCCCAAGACGCAGGTGATGGTATTACCCAATGGCAATCACGTACAGTAAGAGATATTAGTGCCGCTTCGAGATCAGTTATTGCAGGTACAATTAATGACGAAGTTGTTGCAGTATTAAGCGCACAAGAATTTACAATTGATTCGTCAGATGCAGAGAATACTATTGCTGGTTTTGATAGAATTAGAAAAGGTATAACGCTAAAAGATACTATCAATTCGACCGGCGGTGTTACATCAACAGATTTCCGTTTTTGGGGTACAGCATCTAACTCATTAAAATTAGGCGGCATTGACGCAGCTAATTATGTACAAACAGGTGATGCTGCATTTACAACTTTAGTTACATTTGCTGACATTGGTATAGCAATTGGTGACTCTAACGATTTAAGATTAAAAATTGAAGATGACAACGTAGGTGTTATTTCAAACGATGTTGGCTTAGAAATTAAGTTTAGAGCAAAAGACACACTAGGAGTAACTAAAAATCCATTAAGAATGCTGGCAAACAGTGTTATTCCTGGGCTACAAACAGACGGCGTAACTACTGAAACAGTTACACTAGGTAGTGTTGATCATGTATTTAACAATGTTTATGCTTCAAACTTTACAGGACTTGCACAAAAAGCTAGTGCATTAGTTGTTTCAGGTACAAACAGAAGCGGATCAGAAACATCAACTTCTGGAACTGTTGCAGTAAGAACTAGTTCGTCTGAAGTTATTAACACACAAACCATACCAGCAGGTAGCTTAAAAGCAACTTATTTTGTAGGTACAGCAACAGCGGCACAGTACGCTGACTTAGCAGAAAAATATACAACAGATAAAGAATATCCAGTAGGAACTGCAATGGCAATTTGCAAAGATCCAGATCATGAAGCACATTGCGCCGGAAAATCAGATATGTGCATAGGTGTAATATCCGAAGCACCTGCATATTTGATGAATTTAGAGTGTGACGGTCAAGCAATTGGCTTAAAAGGTCGTGTTCCTGTTAGGATTAAAGGTACAGTCAATAAAGGCGATGCAGTTTATGCTTGGGAAGATGGAGTATGTACTACACTAGAAACAAGAGCATTAGTTGGCATAGCACTAGAATCGTCGGACGTTTCTGAGGAAAAACTGATTGAGTGTGTCCTTAAAGTATAAATATATTAGCAGTTAATAGGACATAACAATGGCGGTCAGCAAAAACGATGTAATCACAGCAGCAACATTTAACACGTTACAAAGTAGAATAGCAAATGTTCTTGGTAATGGATTTGCAGCTTCAGGTTACGGACAGTCACTGGCTAGCTCGACAGTGTCTGCAACTTCAGTTGTTACAGCAACTCATTTAGAAGCTCTTAGAACAGACATTAATAAAGCCAGGGTTCATCAAACTGGTTCTTTAACTTCTTTACAAGAAATAGTTACAAAAAATATTATTGGTGCAGATGCATCTGGGTCTGGCATTACTTTTTCTTACACACCGGGTTCGAATCCTCCAAGCACCGAATATTATACAACTTCTATTAACGACCCTAATAGTTATAAAGGCGTAAATGATTACCTAAATGCTGTAGATAGTTTAGAAGCAGATCAATATCTTTGTGATGATACACAAGCATCAGTTGAAGCAGCAATTTCAAGTACAAGAACTATACAATGGAATGGTACTATAATACACACATTTACCGCTTCATTTACATCTGCAGATGCTAGACGCCACTTTTTTAATTCAGGCGGCCAAATAAGATTTCAAGCTCAGTTGTCAAATGGTTCCGGAGCAAAAGACAGCGATTGGGCAACAATGCTCTCAAATATGGGCACAATTATTTTTGATTACAATACTACAACAGCAACTGGATCAGGTACTCCGTCAGCTATTGGTAACTATGATTTAACAACTAGTTATCAAACAGTCTATACTAAAGGTGGCAGCGGAGTTTATGCTGAAAATTCCTATGTAATTAAAGCAAAAGCACCTTCCGCAACACAAATAGAATTTAGAGTTGAATTTCAGGACAATGACGTAGGTGAAGGTTTAAACCCACCGGGTTATGTTCCTATTGATGAAAATGTTATTGCAATCAGTGGAACTATGACAAGCACAATTACACAAAGAAGAGCAACAGGCTCATACGTATCCGTTCCTAGTCCTAGTTACACAAATACCAGTACTTTATAAACTAAATAGTTTATAATGAGGATTTAGAATGGCATCAGTTGGCAGCGATATACAAGCATCAGATTATAATGGTTACGTAACTAGAATAAATGATATTATGGGCATCGGTTCTGGTAATAAAGGATACGGCCAGGCCATTACTTCATCTCACCTAGCTGGTTCTAGTGTTACTGATATTACCAATACTCAATGGAATTTATTAAAAGCTGATATTAATATAGCACACAATCATCAATTTGCAACTGACAGTAGTGTAGGAACAATCAATACAGGTAACATTATTGGTGCAGATGCTTCTAATACAGCGTCTGGAAATAGTGTTACACGAGATAATTCAGATAACTTTACTATTGTTACTCCGGATGCAAACAAAGGTGTTAATGACTTTGGTGCTGCAATTACAGATTTAGAAGCAGCCCCTCTAACTGTAGATAGTGGTAATTTAAGTGCAGAAAATAAATTAGCTTATACAGATACAGGAATGGCATATACCAGTAACTGGGGAAGCAGCGGTAACCTCGGTATCTACCTTGAGTTTGATGTTACTTTTGCAGGTGGTTATAATTGCAAAAATGATGCTGGTGCAGATGTGGCTGCTACTGCTTCCGATCATAGAAGGCATTTTTTTAATGCTGGCGGCGAAATACAAATCAAATCGGATATAACAAACGGCAACGGTGGTCAAAAAGATAATGACTGGAATACACTGGTAGGTAATACAGGAACTATATCAATGAGTTCTACAACTACAACAAGTACAATAAGTGGAACACCTGAAGCTGTGGGATTTTGGGATTTGACTACCACCTACCAAACAATTTTTACTAAGAACGGCAGTCAAGCAGAATATGCCGAAAACTATTATAGAATTAGAGCTAAACTACAAAGTACTAATGCTGTAAGATTTGAAGTAAGATTCCAAGACGCAGACACAGGTGACCAACGCCCAAACAGCGATCCTGGCGGCGGCGGCGCAGAAGGCGTCCCAGCAACTGTATCGCCTACAGGACCAGCAGTTGATGAACCTGTTACAGCCGATGTTCGTGTAAATACTGCTCAGTTGCGTCCTACTGGTGCATTTAGTGTTCCGACACCTACGCACTCTGTAGCACGAAACTTAGCTCCTGATTAATTCAAATACCCCTTGACAAACCATAAAAAATAGTATATACTATACAGTAATACTAGGAGTATTCTTATGGACGAAAGACTTGAAAAAGCACTAGACTTTTCGCATTACATGACAACACTAAACAATCAACGTAGATTGTTACACGAAAAATTTATTGAAAATTGCATACACTATATCAATGGTGGAAAATTTACTGTAGATAAAGAACTGATTAATTTTTGTCAAATGTTAGTTAGCAACAAACAAGACAGTGTAATACTTATTGATGACAATGCAACTCCGATTGAAGTTGTAGATTTAGAAAAGTTTTTAGAAGATATTATGGACATTTATTTTACAACAACAAACGAGTATTTTGTAAAATACAACGAAATCAAAAAACAGCGCAGTGTTAAAGGATTGGTTGAACTATGACGCAAGGCGTATTGTTGTTTGCAAATAATAACAAGCAGATAGATTACGTTAAACAAGCAATATACTGTGCCAAAAAAATTAAAAAGCACTTAGGCGTATCAGTTGCACTTGTAACAGAAAATGCTGACTACCTTTACAAGACATATCCGTTCTATAGTAAGTATATAGAACATGTTATTCCTGTTGAAAGAACAAACACAGATCAACAGCGTGGTTTTAGAGATGGTGTGTATTCTAAAAAAGTATTAGAGTGGAAAAATCATTCAAGATCAGACTGTTATGATCTTACACCGTTTGATGAAACTATAGTAATGGACACAGATTACATTATTTGTAATAATCATTTAAAAAATGCATATAATTCGCAAGAAGATTTTTTAATTTACAAGAACTTTATAGATGTCAGCCCTGGCAGAAATCTAGCATCGCTTCGGCGTGTTAGTGACCGTAGCATTGACATGTGGTGGGCGACAGTATTTTATTTTAAGAAAAATGAAAACATGAAGTTTTTCTTTGATCTAGTAAAACACATCAAGGAAAATTGGAACTTTTATAGACTTACCTATCAAATTGCGAACAGAAACTTTCGCAATGACTTTGCATTTAGCATTGCCATACACATATTGAACGGATTTGAAAACACCAACTGGCCTAAACCACTGCCTGGTAAAATGTATCTCAGCACAGACCTTGATATTGTAACAGATGCCAAAGACGAATCCTTTACAGTTTTAACTGATCTCAATGAAACAGGCATGTATCGTGCTGTAAAAGTACAGGACAGCAACTTCCATGTCATGAACAAGTTTAGTTTGGGTAGGATTATTGACGAGGAGTTTGCAAATGAATAAAGGGTTTTGCATACTTGCACAAAATAATTCAAAAACCGACTATGTGCGACAGGCTTATGCACTTGCTCTTAGCATACACAAGTACAACAGCGATCAAAAAGTAACTATAGTAACCAATGATACAGTACCGGAAGAGTACAAATCAGTGTTTGACCAAATAGTGCCTATACCTTGGACAGATCAAGCAGAGGAAAAAGACTGGAAAATTGAAAATCGTTGGAAAGTGTATCATGCAAGCCCCTATGAATACACCATTGTTATGGATGCTGACATGTTGGTGTTGCACAATATAGAACATTGGTGGGATGAACTTGCAAAAAATGAACTATACTTTACCAGCAATGTAACAACATACAAGGGTGATGTTGCAACTTCACGCTATTATCGCAAGGTATTTGACAGCAATGATCTACCAAATGTGTATAGTGCTGTGTATTACTTCAAAAAAGGCCACAAAGCCAAACAGTTCTTTACAATGCTGGAATTGATAATGACCAACTGGGAACTGTTCTACGGAAAATTTGCTGGCATTGACTATCAAAATTGGTGCAGTGTTGATGTGAGCTGTGCAATAGCATTAAAGATACTGGACATAAGCAGTGATGTAACCAATCCTCGCAGTTACATTACATTTACACATATGAAACCCTATATGCAAAAATGGAATCAAGTACCAGAGCGTTGGACTAAGAGCATAGGCACATATCTGCGCAAGGATGGAAAATTATTGTTGGGTAATTTTGTACAGCATAATGTTCTACACTATGTGGAAGATGAATTTTTAACAGATGATCTGTTGCACAGGTTGGAG